CCGGACCAGCTGGGTTCGACTCCCAGGGCCGCTACCAACGCGACCGGGCTGCTACGGCTCCCGTGAGCGGCGGGCAACGACTTGGATCACCCGAGCCAGGTCCCCCGCACCAACTTTGGCGGCGTCCCCCCGGGTCCTTCCCCCGCGGGTTCGCGTGCCTGTCCCTGGGCAGGTGGTGACGGCGACGTGGCTGGCGCTGTTGCCCCTGCCCTGGGCGCTCCCTACCCGACGTGAATCATGGCCAAGAAGCTCAGTCCGAAGCAGCGTCTCTTCGTCGCAGAGTACTGCAAGGACTACAACGCGACACAAGCCGCCATTCGGGCGGGATACAGCCAGAGAACCGCGCGCTCGCAGGGCCAACGACTGCTGACAAACGTTGACATCCAGGTGGCCATCGAGCGGCGCCAGCAGAAGACCGAGGAGCGCGCCGACGTCGAGGTTGACGACGTCGTCGCCGAGCTCGTCAAGATTGCGTTCAGCAACCTGCTGGACCTGGCCGATTGGACTGAGCACGGCGTGAGGCTCAAGCCGTCGAAGAAGCTCACCCGCGACCAGGCCGCGGCCATCGCCGAGGTCAAGGAGGACGTCGACAAGTTCGGCAACCGCACGGTCAGCATCAAGCAGCACCAGAAGCTGTCCGCGCTCGCCCACCTCGGAAAGCATCTCGGCATGTTCTCCGAGAAGCTCGACGAGAAGGTCCAGGATGCGGTCGAAGAGGTCCTCAGCGAAATCGGGGCACGGCTCCCCGCTGAGGTCTACACGCAGGTCGTCGACGCGGTCCGGGATGCGCTGGGTGTCCCGCCAATGGGCGGAAACGGCGGCCCAGAAGCTCAGCCAACGCTCAACTGACTTCGAGCGGTACGCCCAGTACCGCGACAAGCCCGTCGAGTTCGCCCGCGACGTGCTGGGCGTGCACGCCTGGGAGCACCCCCACAAGGGCGGCTTCGGTAAGCATGGCCAGGGCGATCTGCTCCGCGCGGTCGTCCAGCACCCACGGGTCAGCGCCCGCTCGGGACACAAGACGAGCAAGAGCTGCTCGGCGGCATGTATCGCGCTGTGGTGGTACTGCACCCGCCGAGAGGCGCGCGTAGTCATCACCGCGCCGACCGACCGGCAGGTCCGCAAGGTCATCTGGCGCGAGATTCGGGCCCGCGTCCGCGCCGCTGGGCTGCAGGACCAGATCGTTGTCCCGAAGGACCCGGGCACGGGCGTGCAGGCCGAGGACGGTCGGGAGATCTTCGGCTTCAGCGCCAGCGACCCAGACGCTTTCAGCGGCATCTCCGGCGCCGAGCTGCTGTACATCATCGACGAGGCGCCGGGCGTCAAGGAAGAGATCTTCGAGGCGATCGAAGGCAACTCGGCCGGCGGCGCGCGCTGGCTCATGCTGGGCAACCCGACGCAGCCGGTTGGGACGTTCGCGGACAGCCACCACAAGCACCGCAAGCTGTACCTCACGCTGCACATCGACTCGCGCGACGCCGCGGAGTTCGGCGGCGGCATCCCGGGCCTTGCCACGAAGGAATGGTGCGAGCGGGCCGAGCGCAAGTGGGGACTCAAGTCGGCCCTGCACGACGTGCGGGTCAAGGGTGCGTTCGCCCAGGAGGGCACGCGCAATGTCATCTCGCTCGCGCTCGTGGAGCGGGCGAAGGTCGCGTTCGAATCGACGAACTACTTCGGGCGCCTGGTCATCGGGCTCGACGTGGCGCGCGAGGGCGACGACGAGACGGTCATCATGCCGGTCCGCGGCAAGAAGACCTACTCGCCGGAGTTCATGCGCGAGGAGCACGGCCTCGAGCTCATCCTGCGCGGCGCCGACGGCGAGCAGATCGCCCAGCAGGTGCGCGCGGTCGCCATGGCGCTGCGGGACAAGCACTTCGACGGCGCTGACCCCATCCGGGTCAACATCGACGTGATCGGCGTGGGCGCCTCGCCCTACGACGCCATGTGCTACCACCACCGCGACGTGCTTTCGCCGTGCGCGGTCAACGCGGGGCACGCGGCGGACGACGAGGAGCAGTACGTCAACCTGCGCGCGCAACTGCACTTCGCGCTGGCGGACTGGTTCCGCGAGGGCGGCGCCATCCACGACGACGAAGACCTCGACACGGACCTGATGGCCGCCGAGTACGGCTTCGACGTTCGGCACCGCCTGAAGGTGGAGCGCAAAGAAGACATCAAGAAGCGTCTCGGGCGCTCACCGGACCGGTCCGATGCCCTCGCCCTCGCCGTCTACGGCGGCGACTACGAAATGCCGGACCTGGACGGCTTCGACCGCCTTGCGGGCTCTCGCTGGGACGGCATGGGCGGCCGCGGCTTCGGATAGGGGAACCACCATGAACAAGCTCTCTCGAGTCGACTACGAACACCGCTTCACGCGGCTGGCGAACAACATGCGAACGCTGCGCGCGCTGCTGTGCGGCGACGGCGAGGCCGACCAGGACGTGGTCGACCGGGTGCTCGCCGTGGTCCACGAAGACCTGGAAGCGCTCGACCTCCTCGAGGCGAAGGCGAAGGCCAGCAAGCCGCAAAGTCGTCGACCGCGCACGGACCCGCTGGTACCGGAGAAGAAGGCCGACGACGAGGCCTGAGGCCTGGCCCTGAGGTCCGCTGAATGTCCACCATCCTCGCACGGTCCACACGCCGCGGCCGGCGAGGTGCGTTCCGACAGCTCGGTACCATCACGCCCGCGCGCCTGCAGCGCGGCACACCGGTGGTCCGCGAAAAGCCGCTGCACGAGCAGTTCCAGCGCATCGGCGGAGGGCTCACGCCGGCGCAGATTTCAGCGATCGTACGGCAAGCGGACGCCGGGCAGCCCGAGCAGTTGGTCGACCTGTTCCACGAGAACCGCCAGCGGGACGGGCATCTGCACAGCACGTGTGAGAGCCGCGACAAGTGGGTCAGCAAGCACGAGCTCGCGTTCATCGTCCCCGAGGACGCGAGCGAGAAGGAGCAGGAAGCCCGCGACCTGTGCCAGCGGATCTACGAGGACTTTCGCAACTGGCCGCAGCTGATTCAGCACCTGACGCGCAGCTACATCTACTCGCATGCCACCGCGGCGCTGAAGCCTTGGGAGATGTCCGGCGGCTACCTCATCCCGAACGAGGCCGTCACCGTCCACCCGCGCGAGTTCATCTTCGAGCAGGACAATGGCGCGCTTCGATACCGCCTGAGGCAGGGCGACATCACGGGCGTCGACCTGCTGGCGCTAAACCCCGGCCGGGTCATCCAGCTTCAGCGCTCGATCGTGGGCGACGCGCCGGTCCGCGAAGGGCTGATGCGGCTGTTCTGCTGGATGGCCAGCCTGCGCAACTTCGACCTGAAGGACTGGATTGCGCTCGCCGAGATCGGCTGGAAGCCCTGGCGCTGGGCGAAGTACAAGCGGGGCGCGCACCAGGCGGACATCGACCGGGTGGTCCGCAACCTCGAGCGCATTGGTTCCACTGGCGTCGGGGCGTTCTCCGACCAGGAGGACTTCCAGGTCGAGTGGCCAAAAGCCTCCGGCGGCAGCTCGCAGCGGAGCACCCACCTCGAGCTGTTCGACGCGCTCGGGCGCGAGATCAGCAAGGCGGGGCTCGGGCAGACCACCTCGATCGAGAGCGGGCCCAACGGCACACGAAGCGACACGTCGACTCGCGACGAGCTCCGCAAGGACCGAGGCGAGGACGACGCCGTCAGCGTGGCGGCCGTGCTGCGCCACCACATGTTCATCCCCGCGGTGCGGATCAACCTGGGCGAGGACGTTCGCTGCCCGGCGGGCCTCTTCCAGACCGAGGACGCGACGGACCGGAAATCGTTCGCGGAGGCCCTCGAGAAGCTGCACGGAACGGGCATGCCCATCCCGGCGAAGTGGGCGCGCGACGAGGTCGGCATGCCCGAGCCGCAGGAAGGCGAGGAGATCATCCCGCCGCCCATGGTGCAGGTGCCCGCCGACCTGGACAGCGACGACGAGGACGAGGACGACATGCCAGGCAAGGCGCCCAAGCCCGGAAGCAAGGCCAAGGCCGACGACCCGCAGCAGGACGGCAAGGAGTACACCGATCGCCTAGTGGACGCCGGCAAGCGGTCGGCTGCGGACGCGCTGAGCGACGTCGTGGCGACCATGCTCGACACGGTCAACGAGGTGCAGGCGTCGACCGCCGGCATGAGCGACGAGACCCGAAAGCTCGTGCTGATGGGGAAGATCACGGAGCGCTACCGCGAGGCACCGCCGCCCGTCGAGCTCGCGACCGTCAAGGAGGCGACGCTCACCATGGCGCGGCTGGGCGGCATGCAGGCCGTGCGGGTGGAGGACGGCGGGCTGGAGCCGGACGAGGGTGACTCGTGAAGCCGCCTGCGTCGCTGCCACCGCCATCGAGAGGGCCCGTCTATCAGTGCTGCGGAGCGCTCGCCTCTGGCCCACACACCAAGCGATGCGATCGCCGTCACTACATGATCACTGTGCTCCCGGTTGCGTATTTTGTTGCGATGATCGGATTGGCCGTGTGGGCATGGGTTCGGTGAATGCCCTTCGACGTAAGCGCCGAACCCAGCGCCTTTCCCGAGGCCTCGTCGTGGTTCCGGTCGCTGATCCCGATGACGGACAGCGACTTCGAGGCGCTGTCCGAAGCGGAGCGCGGCCGCGCGTTCACGGTCGCTGCCGCCGAGCAGCTGACGATCGTCCAGGCCCTGCACGACGAGATCGCGCGGTCCCTGGAGACCGGCGAGCCCTTCGAGGTGTTCGCCAAGCGGATCAAGCAACGCCTGCGTGACACGTGGGGCAAGGCGAGCAGCGCGCGCCTCGAGACGGTCTACCGGACCAACGTTCAGACCGCCTACGGCGTGGGCCGATGGTACCAACAGCAGGACGCCGAGATCACGAGCGTCCGGCCGTTCATGCTGTTCGACGGCGTCGAGGACAGCCGGCAGTCCGAGATCTGCCAGCAGCGCAACGGCATCGTGAAGCGCCATGATGACCCCTACGTCGCCGCCAACTGGCCGCCGCTGCACCAGCGCTGTCGCTCCCAGTGGCAGTCGATCAGTCTCCGCCGCGCGGAGGCCCTCGGGCTGACACCCATCGGTGACGAGGGCATCGACCCGCCCGCCGAGGGGTTCGGGATTGCCCCGCCCTTCCGAAGCGACTGGCGGCCGGACCCAGCCGACTACAGCCCGGCGCTGATGCGCATCCATGACGCGAAGGTCGCCGAGCTCCGCGACCAGCTATGACGAGAGACGAATGAAGCGAGAGATCACCTGCACGTGCTCGCACGAGCGGACGTGCCCGCTGCATGGCGACGCCAAGGCCAGCGGCAGAGAGGCAATGCGACGATGGAAGAGGAAGCAGTCGACCAGACGGGCGAAGGTCCGGAATGGGACGGTGTCGTACGCCGGTCGGCAACTCTCACCGTCCGAGCTGTCGACGAAGAACGCCGCGCGATAGACTTCCTCGTAAGCACCGAGATCGTCGACGCGCATGGCGACATCGTCGAGCAGGACTGGGACCTCGACCGCTACAAGAAGAACCCGATCGTTCTGTGGGCGCACCGACGCTACGGCGCCCCCGGCGACATCATCGTCGGTCGCTCGGAGAACGTGCGTGTCGGGACCGAGGGCCTCGAGACCACGGTCATCTTCGCTCGCGTCGAGGAGAGCGAGGTCGGTGACAAGGCGTTTCGCCTGGTAAAGGGCGGCTTCCTGCGGGCGACGAGCGTCGGATTCCGGCCGCACAAGGTGCGCCTCGACACGATCGATGACGACCGCGAGGTGTACCGCCTGAGCGGCAACGAGCTGATGGAAATCAGCATTGTGCCAATCCCGAGCAACCCGGACGCGGTCGCCAAGGGCGCCGCCCATGTCCGGGAGCAAGAGCGCGCCTTCCTGCGTTCGCTCGCTGAAAAGTCCACGGGCCGCAAGGCCCCCGAGCAGCTGCCGCTGCTGGAGGGATCGATGAACGAAGACGAGAAGAAGGCGCTCGAAGACGCCAAGGTGGCGGCGAAGGCTGCGGACAAGCGCGCCGACGAGCTCAACAAGGAGCTCAAGGCCGCCCGCGCCGAGCTCGACGCCGCGAAGAAGACCGCGCAGGCGGCCGAGGAGCGGGCGAAGGCGGCCGAGGCACAGCTCAAGGAAGCCGAGACCGCGCGCGTCGAGTCCGAGGTGGACGCGATGGTTGGCAAGAAGATCACGCCGGCCGAAAAGGACGAGTACGTCCAACTGGCCAAGGACATCGGTCTCGACCGCGTCCAGGCGATCGTCAAGAGCCGCCCGGACCTCAACGTGACCGACCCGAAGCTCAACCTCGGCATCAAGGACGGCAACGCGCCACGCGAGTCGGTCAACGACGACGACGCGGACGATTACGGCAAGTCCGCCGACGAGATCAACCGCCTCGCTCTCTCCTGAGCAGGCCCAACCCACGCTGAACAGGAGATAGCGAAATGGCTACTCGTGCAGATCGCAACCTGCTCCTATCGGAGCAGTTCATTCGTACCGTCGAGGCTGCCCAGACCGTCGCGGTCGGCCGGATCGTCAAGGACGGCAACGCCGACAAGGAGTGCCAGCACTCCGGCGCCGGCGAGGCCGGCATCGGCATCGTGACCGCCATCGGCGGCAACCCGCAGGTGACGGCCGGCGCCGCCGGCGACCGCGTGACCGTGCATCCCCTGACCGGCGGAATCATCCCCGTGAAGGTCGGGACCGGTGACGCCACGCGCGGCGCATTCGCCAAGGCGGTCGCCGACGGACTCACCGACGCAACGCCGGCAGCGGCCGAGGCCAACCTCGTCTTCGTCGCAGGCGTCTTCACGCAGAGCGGCTCGGCAGGCGACCTCGTCGGGCTAATCCCGATGCCCAACTACATTACCGAGGCCTGAGTCAGGTCTGCAATCACGAAAGTGTTCACAGGACATGGAAAACCCCCTCTACCTGACCGAGGTCCCGATCTACGAGACCGCGAAGGGCATCAAGTACAAGAAGTACCGCGAGAAACTCGACGACCTGCTCAACGGCATGGACAGCGAGTCGCAGAAGCGCGCGGCGAAGGCGAACACCGACTTCATCCGCGGACTGTCCGACCCGAAGTACCGCCACCGCGACTCGTATCGCTCGGACCTCGAGAAGTCCATCACGGCAACGGCGGTGCACGTCGACCGCGTGCTCGGCGCGCTGTCGGTGATGTACAAGAACGACGCGTACATCGGCGAGCAGCTGGTGCCGCCGGTCATGGTCAACGGGCGCTCGGGGATCTACTACGAGTTCCCGAAGCGTGAGCGGCTGGCCTACCCGGACGACACGATCGGGCACCGGGCGAGCAGCAACGAGCTCGACGCGTCGCGCACGACCGCCAACTACTCGGTGGTCGACCGAGGGTTCAAGAACTTCCTGGACCTCGAGGCCGTCGCCAACCAGGACGCGCCGCTCAACGAGATGGTCGACCTGGTCGAGCACATCAACGACGGCATCGCGTTCAAGCGCGAGCAGCGTCTCATCACGCTCGTCACCACCGCCGGCAACTACGCGGGCAACACCGCGGGCGCTGGCACGGTGTGGGACGACTCGTCGGGCGGGACGATCATCGCCGACATGCTCGGCGCGCGCTCCTCGCTTTGGATGGGCGGTCAGCCCACGCGCAAGCTCGGATTCACCACGATCGATGTGTGGAACACGGGCATCGCGCAGAACCCAGCGCTGCTCGACCTGTTCAAGCACACGCAGCCCGGGCTGATCACCAAGGCGGTCGCCGGCCAGTTCCGGCTGGACGACATCCTGATCAGCGAGTCCCGCGAGGACACCGCCAACGAGGGTCAGAGCGCGAGCTACGCCCGCATGATGACCTCGAAGGTCTTCGGCATGGTGTCGGTCGCCACGCGCCCGACCATCCGAAGCGCCCACTTCGCCAGCACCTTCCGGATGCAGGGCGACCCCTTCACCACCGAGTGGACCGACCCCGATCCCGGCAAGCGCGGCGGCATCTGGGCGCGCGTCGCCGTCTCCGAGGACTACAAGGTCGTCGCCGGCGACACCGGGTTCCTCATCACCGCCGCCATCAGCTGATGAGCCGGCGGAACCGAGAGGGGCGGGCGCCCAAGGCCAAGCCCGAAGGCCAGCGCCCGCCCCAGAAGACCCCGGAGCCCGAGCTCGCCGCCGAGCAGGAGGCCGCAGGCCCGAAGCCCACGGCGGAGTCCGGAAAACCGACTGCCGCCGGCGAGACGCCCCGGAAGGGACCTCGCCCGGGGCGCGTCGACTGCAAGGTCCTCAAGACCATGCTCCACGGCGGCAAGGCCTGGTTTGCGGGGGACACCGTCCCGCTGCCCGAGGCAGAAGTCGAAAAGCGCCGAAAGCGCGGCGAGATCGAGTAGCCCATGGCCAACGCCCAGAGCATTCAGCTGCACCCCTCTGGGCAGGAGGTGGGCGCGGGGAGCGGGGCCGGCGTCGACATCGGCGCCACCCGCACCGCCTGCGTCATGACGCTCGTTGCCACCGAGGTCACCGGCGACCCGTTGAAGGTGCGCGTCCAGACCTCGCCGGACAACGCCACCGGATGGCGACAGGTCGCGGCGTTCACCGACATGCCGTCCATCGAGGCGGACGTGCAGACCATCTACGCCATCGGGTGCTCGCGGTACGTGCGGGTCGCCTGGGACCTTGGGACGTCTGCAACCTTCGAGGTCTCAGGCAAGGCCCACCAGCTGATCGCCACCCTGTCGGACCTGCGGCAAGAGGCCCCGCCAGCGCTCCTGCAGGGCGTGCCGCGGGCGGCCATGGCATACGGCCTGATCGTCGGCTCCACGGACGCCGAGGACGCCCTGTCGCGGCAGCATCCGCCGCCCCTGACCGAGTGGTCTGCGTCGGTGACCTGCCGAGTCGCGCGCATCGCGCTGTACCACTGCCTGAAGTACCGGGGCTTCAACCCCAACGCCATGGACCAGGAGACGATCCGCGAGGACATGCAGGACGCCGTGAAGTGGCTGGAGAGGTACGGGAAGAACGAGGTGCGCTCGCCCGACGTCCAGCCGCCGAGCAACTTGGTCCCCAAGTCCTCGAGCGGCGACCCGGACAACCCGGACGAGTACCCACCGCGCTTCACGACCAACTGGGCGGACTTCTGATGACCCTCAAGCTGACCGGCGACTTCGGGGCACTCAACGACCTGATCGGCACCCTGGCGCAGCCCGGGCGCGTGCTTGAGGTGTCCAGCAAGGCCATGGCCGAGGAAGCGATCGACCTGACCAAGGACACCTACCGGTCCGAGACCGACCCCTACGGCCGGCCGTGGACGCCGAAGCTGGCTAACGACGGTCGCAAGACCCTGTCGGGCGAGACTTCCCGGCTCAAGGGCGGGTGGAAGCGCACCCGAACCGACCAGGAGGGCTTCGAGATCGAGGCCAGCGTGGAGTACGCCGTCTACCACCAGCGGCCGAAAAAGCGGAAGTTCCGCAAGGACGGCAAGAGCCTGACCCGCCGACAGGTCCCCGAGCAGTCGCTGGGGCTCCCGCCCGAGTGGGAGGACCGGCTGCAGGGCGCCGCGGCCGAGGTGATGGAAGCCGTCTACGGCCGAGGCTGACCCATGCCGCTGCTCCCGAGCGTCCTGCAATGCGAGTTCCGCGGCATGGTCGAGCGGATCATGGAGCGCGCCGACCTGGGCGACGACGTCGGGGTCGGGTGGATGCGCCTGGCGGAGGGTGAGCACCAGGCGCTTCGAAGCGTGGTGTGGATTCCGCGGGGCGGAACGCCCTCCAACGTGCAGCCCTTCACGATCCAATGGCAGGGCAAGAGCTACGACTTCCTCGGCACCGAGGCGCTGCGCGTCGACTGTCTGATCCGCGGCCACGCCGAGGGTGAGTCAATCGACGGCTTCGAGGACACCGAGTCGATGCGCCGGCAGATCCTCGCGGCCTACTGGCAGCTGTCTCGCGAGTTGCGTCCCTCTGCGGGAATCGGCCGGCACACCTGGCAAACGCAGAACGAAGGCGCCGAGTCGCACTCGCTCAACAACAGACAGCTGTGCATCCAAGAATTCGAATGGCATCAGCCGATCGTCAAGGACGTGCAGGACACGGTCACGCTGGCCGGGGCGCCGGAGCACAACTGCGTGCTCCTGCCTGACGACGCGACAGAAGCAGACTTCCTCGCCGCGCTTCCTGCGTAGCGAGCGCCAAACCATAGGAGCCCCGATGGGCAAGAAATCCGGTTCGCCTGACGGCGACACGAAGAACGTCGAGGCACGTCCACAGACCGCCGAAGCGGTCGCTCAGACGTCCCCGGACACACGAAACGCCCAGGCGCAGGATGGCCAGAGCGAGTCCACGGGAGACGGGAAGCGCACTGTCGACGAGTGGCGTGCTCGGCACTTCCCCGCCGATGCCCGCGGCCCGCATCGCGAGTTGCACCGCCACGCGGCCGCGGAAGCACGCCACCGATGGACTCATGCCGCGCATCATCTCGGCAAGCCTGTCCGACTGAGCGAGCGGGACTACCTGGACGCGCTCGAGGCCGGGGCCCGGACGAAGGCCGAATGCATCGCTGCCAAGGCGCCGCGCATTCACGAGCCCGCGTTCTTCGCTGGCGGGCTGCCCGAAGACAAGGTCGAGGCGCTCAAGCGCCCCTGGCCGAAGGACCCACCACCTCAAGCGGGGGCTAGCTGATGGCTCTGTCCGAAGTCCAGAACAACATCCTCGACCCTGGCATGGGGCTCGCGGAGCCCGGGGGTGCCGAGTTCACGTACATGGGGACGTGCTCCGCCGGGACCGCGAACTTCATGTACACGTTCTCGACCCCGCAGGCCGCGCAGGCCACGCTGGGCGAGGGTCCTCTCGCCGAGGCCGTGTGTCACCACCTCGCCACCGAAGGCGGCAGCGTCAACGCCGTTCGGCTCACGGGGTCGGTGGCGGGCGCCGCGGGCTCGGTCACGAAGGTCGGCGCCGGAGGCGGCTCAACGGGCACCATCACGGTGGCGGGCGAGGCGTACGACGCCTACCAGGTCACCGTCGAGGTCATCACGAGCGGAGCGCTTGGCGTCGCGGAGTTCCGGTACCGACTGGACAAGTCCGACACGGACCTTTCGGGCGGAAGCTGGTCCGAAGTGCTGCTCGTGCCGAGCGGCGGGTCCTATGCCATTCCGCGCACCAACCTGACGATCACCTTTGTTCCGGGCGCCGGGCCCGTCGTGTTCGAGGACGGCGACGTGCACACCTTCTCGTGCACAGCTCCCTTCTACGGCACGACGGACGTGGCCAACGGGTTCGCGGCGCTGAACGGGCTTCCCCGCAACGGCGTCATCAAGCTGTGCGGCGAGGCCGCCGACACTGCAGACGGTGCCACGATCTTCGCATCGCTGTCGACGCAGATGGCCGCCCTAGAGACCGGCAAGCAGTATTTCTACGCGCTCATGAATGCCGGCAACGACACGCCGGCCAACTACAAGAGCGACTTCGCAGCGGCGTTCAGTTCGCGCATCACGGTGCTCTACGGCAACGTCAACATGCCGAGCGCGAAGCCGTTCCCCGGTTGGGGCGTACCAAGCATGCCGCTTGTGACACGCGGTGGTGCGCGCCTGGTGCATGACGGCGCGACTGTGTCCGACGACCCGGAGCGCTACGCCACCGGCCCCGAGGAGGGTGTCACAGCGGTCGAGCACGACGAGCGCACGGCCAGCGTGGCGCTCAACAACAGCCCGGACAAGGCGGTCGTGCTTCGCACCTACCCGGGCGAGACCGTCTACCGATTCGCCCACTTCTGGGTGAAGTCGGCGCCTGGCTCCGACTATCGCTACGCGCAGCACCGGCGGGTGATGGATTTGGCGTGCGCCACGACCTACGCGGCGCTCCTGCCCTACCTCAGCGCGTCGTTCCGAATCCTGAAGGACGGCACGGGACGCATTGACCCGCGCGACAAGAAGGACATCGAGGCGGAGGTTCAGGACGCGCTCGACAGCGCGCTGGTTCGCGTCCGAAACCTTGACGGCCGCCCGCACGTGAGCGCGGTCGGATTCCGCGTCGACGGCGAGCACAACATCCTGGCGGACGAGGAGTTGCCGTGCACGACGGCGCTCGTTCCGCTCGTCTATCCGAAGCTCATCAAAAACACGATCGGCTACGCCGTCAGCCTTGGGGGTGCGTGATGACCGACTTTCTTGGCAAGCGCGTCGTTGGCCACATCCTCCAGCACTCCTCGACCGAAGTCTCGATCAACAACAAGACGGTCCAGAACTACACCGAGATCAACTACTCGGCCGAGGTGAACCCCGGGCAGCTCTACGGAAACTCGTCGACGATGGTCGGCGAGACCAAGGGCCAGCTGTCGATCACGGGTTCCATCACCATCTACCGCGAGGAAGACGAGATCCTAAAGGTCGTCGCGGGTCTCGGACCAGGCGGGTTCCTCGAGAACCGCTTCCTGCTCAAGGCGAAGTACCACGAGCCGGTGACCGACACGCGCATCGACCGCCTGATCGGCTGCCGGTTCACCGGCATCGAGCAGGGAAGCAGCGAGGGTTCCGACCCCGTTCTGCTGCGCCTGAACATGTCGATCCTGAACATGACGATCAACGGGCTTCCACCCTTCGGCGGGGCCGCCGACATCATCGAGGCGGCCACCGGCATCGATATACCCGGCATCTAACCGCCGGGACTGAGGTCACATGCTCAGCAACGAAGAAAAGGACGCTCTTCGGCAGAAGGGAGGGCGCGTCATATGCGAGCGCGAGGACGACGACGGAAACGTTATCGATTTCGTGTTCCGCAAGCCGACCGATCCGGAGTGGGACATGTTCGTCGCGCACTCCAGCAACGACCGCAAGAGCAAGCACAAGACGGTCAAGCGGCTGGTGCAGGACTGTCTGCTACATCCGAGCCACGATGTACTTGAGTCCTATCTGGACGTCAATCCGCCGGCAGCCGAGGGGTTCTCCGCTGACATCCTGGAGGTCTGCGGGCTGTCCGACAGGCAGGCCCCAAAAAAACTCTGACCTGGGTACGCGCGATCAGCATGCTGCGCGCGTATGCCGACACCGAGATCGAGCTCCCCGAGGACTCCCCAGCCGAAGACTTCTATGAAGCGCACCTGGACCGGGCCCGGCATGAGGTGCTGGCCGGCATCGCAATGGACCTCAGGCGCATTCGCGGCTGGCTCGGCATCAAGGACTGACCCATGAACAAGCTTCGATTCGTGCTCGAGCTCGTCGACCGGGTCAGCGGGCCTGCGCGCAAGATGACCCGCGCACTTCGGTCAGTGAACCAGGGTTTTCGCAGCATCCGGCGCGCTGTGCCGGGCGTATCTCGGGACCTGATGACGTTTGGGTCGCTCACGCACATGCTATACGCGCAGCGCCTCGCCAAGCTGCATCGGGGCCTGAAGTCGATCTCGGACAGTTCGGTCGTCACGGGCATCAACCGGCTCACCGACCGCTTCATCAGCCTCGCCAAGTACGGCGCGCTGGCCGTTGGGGCGTTCACGGGCTTTGTGGTCGGCAAGGCGGTCAGCGGCTTCGTCGACATGGCGAAGCACGTCGAAAAGACCCGACTTGCGCTCGCATCGATCACCGGAAGCCGCGCCCTAGGGGGGATGGAGTTCGACCGGTCCGCGAAGCTTGCGCGGCGCTTCGGCCTGTCGATCAAGTCGGTTCAGCAGGAGTACACGAAGCTGCGCGCCATGCAGTTCACGCAGGATCGAGCCGAGACGTTCATCAAGCTCGGGGCGGACCTGCGGGGCGCTGGCCTCACGGACGACGAGGGCTACAAGAGGTTCTTGCGGGCCGCCACACAGGTGCAAGCCAAGGGGCGACTGCAGGCCGAAGAACTGAACCAGCAGTTCAGCGAGGCGGGCGTGTCCGTGGCGCTGGTGCTGCATGAGCTGCAGAGGCCGCTGGGAGTCAAGACCAACAAGGAAGTTCAGGCGGCCATCAGCAACAGCGATGTGAGCGCCGAGATGGGACTTGCTGCCATCGAGCGAGCGATCCTGCGAAAGACGAACCAGACCGAGGCCGGCGGGCTCGGTGGGCGTGCGCTCAAGAAGCTGCCCGGCATCCTTGCGCAGGTGAAAAACGCTCCCGAGTACCTGTATGCCCGCGTGCTCAACGCCGGCGGCGGCGGAATCGACCGCTTGAAGGACGCGTTGCGCGGCGTGATCGACATATTCGACAACGCCGACGTGAACAAGGTGGGGGAGTTCTTCGCGTCTCTGTTCGAGGGGTTCAAGAGCGCGGTGCCGAAGATCGGCGACTTCCTGACCGGGTTCGGCAAGGGCTTCTCCGACATGATGGAGTCCTGGAAGAAGGCCGGGGGCGGCGGAATCGACTTCGTGCGCGTCGGCGAACTGACGGCGAAGGCGTTCGGCCTCGTGGGCGAGGCGGTGCGGATGGCGGGCCGGGCGTTCGAGTGGCTGCAGACGCCGACGGGAATGGCGACGGTGAAGTTCCTCGGCGTAATCGCCGTGGGAGCGAAGGTCGTCGGCTGGGCCGCGGGTCTCACGAAGGGTATCAGCGAGCTCTGGGCCGCGTTCGGAAAGGCACCGGCGGCGATCGGCTCGGTCGTCAGCTTCCTTGGGAAGGTCGTCGACAAGTTCCAGGTGGTGATCGGATGGCTGACGAAGTTCCCTGTGCTCGGAACGCTCCTCGGCTTCGGTGGCGCCGCGATGGTCGGCAAGGAGTTGATGCCCGGCGGATCGATCGACAAGGCGCTGGGTGGCGGGGAGAGTCTCAACGCGCAGCTGGAGCGCGATCGGACGTTCGACCGTCTCGGCGGCAACGACCCCGAGGCGTCCAAGGCCACCATGAGCAAGCCGGAGAGCGGATTTGAGGCGTTCATGCGCGGCTTCGCGGGGCAGTCGGTATTCAGCCCGAAGACCGAGATCAACGTCCAGGGGAACCCCGATCCCGAGCAGATCGCCAAGGAGGTCGAGCGCGCCAACCGCGACGCCTTCGACCTGATGAACGCGCAGGGGGCGTACTGACGTGGCGATCGTCGAGACCTGGGAGAGGCCAGGTGTCAACGAGTCCGAATGGGACCGCCTATACCTGGGCGACAAGCTCATCCCCGGAGTGGCCGATGTCGAGGCCTACCGGCAGAAGGTGCTGGACGTGAAGGTCCGCCGGGGCCGCGACGGAGCGCGCGTCAAGGACCGAGGTATCCCGCCGCAGACGGTGATCATCAGTATTCGAATGCTTCCCGAGCACCTGCGCGAGTATGCGGAGATCATGCAGGGGCTGTTGCCACGTCGAGGTGAGCCACGTGGGCCGGTAACGATCGCTCACCCGGCCACGGACATGCTGGATATCACCGCCATCGAGCTGGAGCGCGTTGGCACCCCCCGGGTCCGTAGGGGCATCGGCGAAGCGGTGATCGACGCGATCGAGTGGATGCCCGAGCCGAAGAAGCGCCGGGACAAGGACAGCGCGCCCGAGGACACGCTCGGCAAGGCGTTCGCCGACTACCAGGCCGACGTCTACGGTGTGCACGACAGCTTCACGATTCCGACCTGGCAGCGGGCCGGCAGCCCGTTTCTGTCCTACCAACCACCGAGTACGGCCGTGGATCTGAACGCGCTCGAGGTATTGGGAGGCACCACGCCGACGCTTCCTGACGTGCCGTTTGGGAGCTGACGCGTGGCCAGCGCAAACGAAAGCGGTGTCGTCTACGCCAAGGTCGTGGAGCGCACCAAGGGCGCTTGGATCGCCACGGTCGACGTGGATGCCGAGGAGCCAGTCGACGACACCGTGACACTGGACGTGGACGGCGTCACTTGGTCAGGCACGGTCGTCCGAGGCGAGCTCGACGCCGGCCGCTACAGAACCCGAATCGTAGGCGGGGCAGGCGGCTTGCAGACCCCGGTCCAGCCGCTCTGGTACGATTCCGGGCCGAGCATCGGCCTGCTCGTCGGCGACATCCTCCGCGTCGGCGGAGAGACGTTGTCGCCCACGGCCGCCAGCGATGTCACGGGCCATCGGCTCAATGCCTACCACCGCGCTCGCGGGACCGTTGCCGAGGCACTGAGCGCCGTAGTGAGCCAGTTCCCGGGGGCGACGTGGAGGGTCCTGCGGGACGGGACGGTGTGGGTGGGCGTCGACACGTTCCCCGAGCTCGCGCACGACGAGGACGTCGACATCGAGACCGACCCGATGCCGGCGAGTGGTCGGTTCGAGTTCGCGCCGGAGACGCCTCTCGTCTACCCGGGGGTGACGTTTGCAGGTCGCTGCGTCACCGAGGTCACGACCTACGTAGAGGGCACGCGACTGCGGCAGGAGTTGCTGTGCGTGTCGGACGGCGTGCCCAATCCGACCCTTGAGGAGCAGATCGCCCGGCGCGTGGACCGGGGGCTCGACTACACGCGGATGTACACTGCCAAGGTGCTCTCGCAGTCCGGCGGGCAGGTCAACGTGATGCCGGACGACCCGCGCATCCGCGGGCAGGGCATCACGCGGGTGCCCCTGCGGCTGGGTATGCCTGGTGTCGAGGTGACGTTCCCGCCGGGCGCGATCGTGCTCATCGGGTGGGAAAACGCGGACCCGTCCAAGCCGTTTGCGGGCTTGTGGCTGTTTGGCGCAGCGCTGCAGAGCATGGTCATCAACGGGGACCTGACGGTGAACGGTGGGCTGCGGGTCGAGGGGGAGGCCAGCGCACAGAGCGTGGCCGCTGATGGCGACGTCACCGGGGCGTTTGGGACGGTGCCACTGGTCACGCACACGCATGTGTCCGGTGCACCCGGCACGCAGACGGCTACACCAACCCCGCAGCCACCGAGCCCGTAGACATGGACGACCTCTATGCGCTGGCGGTCTTGGTAGCGTTGGTCGGATGCTTGTGCATCGTGCTAGCGGGGATGCGGAGTTAGTCGCCCCAGATGATGTAGGCGATGACCAGCATGAAGATCAGACTCGCCGTGGCACTCATGAAGTCAGCGATCTTCTTGGCGGCGGTTTTCTCGCCGCAGTGAGGGCACACGTCGGCAGTTGTGCCCATGGGCTTTGCGCAATCGCGGCAGGTCTTCAAAGCGACTCCGGCGGGTAGCCCCACACGTCCCATTCTCCGACCACCTTGATTCCGCATGTGAATGTGACGAGCTGCCTCAGTTCCATGAGGCGAAGCTGAACGTGCGTAATCTGCGACTCGCGCGGAGTCGCGACGTTGGCGACTTCAGTTAGATTTCCAGTCTGAAGCGATGACTGATCGGATTCGCGACATGAGAAGTCGACTGTCGTTCGGAATGCATTGGCGGACATCCGCTTGGACGTCTTCGGTTCGAAGTCGATTTCCTTGGGCTCGACAGGGAACGCATCCGGACCTCCGCCTGCCACCAGGGTCGGGTTTCCTCCGACTGTCGCAGCGCCGACAGGGTCTCCTTCCGGCCACGGCTCTTCAGCCACAAGGGCGAACACCACCTCGCCGAACGAGGGTGCCGGTGCGTCTGGGTCAGCGGTGATCGTTAGCTCACCGGCGATGACCTCCAGTTCGAACGGCACACGTGCCAGCAGGTGCTCGTCTCCGACCGGAAGCGAGTTCGCATCTGGAGAGGGCATCTGCATCGGGTCCGCTGCGTTGGGGGGGGCGGTGGATTCGGACGGATTCTGGCTCTGCACATCGCTGGGTGGTTCCTGAGACGGCGGCGTGTCTTGAGGCGATGGAGGCGGCGCATCTGAGCCGGCGATGGGCTCAGGCGCGCTCGGTGCCGCTCCCTCAGACGGCCTGATAGCTCCGCTAAGCCCCAGATCAGGCGTAACGGCGCTACCTGCCTGGGGCGGGCCGCTTTGCCCCGTCATGGACTCGTCAGAGGCGGTGTCAGCTGCGTTGTCAGGGGCGCTGGGTGCCGGCTGCTGCCCACTGCAGCCCACCACGGCCAGCGCGAGGGTGATCAGTCCAATCGCGCGCATGGATCGCAGCGTACCCCGCCCCCTGAGCGGTGCACAAACGTAAGCACGAACACACATGTAACACGGCGAAATCATGGCGGAAGACCTCGGGTACGGGACAACATTCAACGGTTTTGGCCCGTACATGGACTTCGACAGCCGCATTTCGACCGTATCCGGCCCGCGCGCCGTCGCCGTCGATGTGGCCCGACGATTCACCTATCGGTGGGGTCATTGGCCGCGTTCGCCTGACCGCGGCTTCGACCTCTGGCGCCTGCTGAGCAGTTCGGGCGCCTCGACGACCTTCGTGCAGGCTCGCTGCCGGGAGCAGTGCCTGCAGGACGAGCGCGTGCGCGACGCGACGGTGGTCGTGTCACAGCCCGCGCCCGAGACCTACCGCATCGAGATCACGCTTCAGCTCGCGTCGGGCCCGTTCCCTCTCGTCCTGCGCGTATCGGAGCTCACGGTCGAACTGCTCAACGAGGTGTAACTTGGGACTCCCCACGATCGAGCAGCTCACGGAGCCGCAGAGCGTTGACGACGTTCTCGCGTTCTTGCTGAATCAGCTGCAACAGTCCGGGATCGACACGACAGCATGGGGAGACGGAACGGCCGCGCGTGACTTCGCGTTCGCAGCCGCAGTATTTTTCTCTGTGCGTACGGATATCACCGTGGAGATCGCCAAGGGTGGCTTTCTCGACCTGGCTACCAAAAACATGCTCACGCTGTTTGCTGACAGTCACTACGACGTTCAGCGCGATGAAGCAATACGCACCGAGGGCTACATGCAACTCGTTGCGGACGACACCGCGAGCCTACCGCAAGACATCACTGCGGGTGAGCAGGTTGTCATCGACAGGCAGAGCAGACAGACATACCGCATTGAGGAATCGGGGACGGTCGATACAGAGGGTGACCCAGTTCAATTCTTCGTACGAGCGGAGGAAGCCGGCGAAGCGGGAAACATCGGATACGACATTGGCACCCTTGAACTGCAGACGCCGATCAACGGAATCAGCGTCACCAACCAACATAACTACCCGGCGCAGACGGCCACGGACGACACCTGGATCACGCAGGCTGGCGCCGACGAGCAGAGCGACGATGAACTGCGAACAGAGTGCAGAACGAAGTGGGCAACGCTCGCCATCGTAGCTGGCCCGCACGACATTTACGTATTCTGGGCCATCAAAGCCTCCGAGGCAGTTACTCGCGTTCAGGTTGACGACCAGGACGCCACTGGAACGGGGAAGGTCACCGTTTACCTCGCCGGCGCTCAGGGCGCTTCGGACTCAGCTGTAGTTGCCGCCGTAGACAAATACATCAACGGAGACGACGCCGGGAATCCACGAAGAGCTCCGATCGGCGCAACGGTAACCATACAGCCCGCTTCCGACATGGTCGTTGCCCTGATCGTCACTGTCGCTGCTCGCGCTTCGTACGTGCCCGACATAAATGCGTCCGTGAAAGACGCGCTAGAGAACTACTTCAAGACCGTCGACGTAGGCGGAACGAAGGTCGAGCCTCTAGTCCAAGAAGGCTACGTACTGCTTGGGCGGCTACAAGCCGTAGCTAACTCAGTAGAAGGAGTCATCAACGTGACGTTCAACGTCACGCAAGACATACCTGTGCCAAAGGGGTACGTTCCAACGCCGTTCCTAACTTTTGCTTCACCAATACCAGTGTAGCCAATGGCGAGCAACGAAGGATACCAGAGCTTCTGGACGTGGCAGACTCAGACGCTCCCACGTTGCTATTCTGGGCCCAACGGCGACCGATACTTCGGAACGCTGCTATCGCAGAACTGCTCCCTCGGTCTCGAGGGGGACAGTATGGCAGTAACTCATCGATACTTTCGCGATGAGGCTCTCAGTCCCCCTTCTGCGCTCAAATATATTGGTCAAGAGCGCAAGCTCCCACGCGTATCGAGCGAAACCAACTCGCAGTACAGAGAGCGCCTTCTTGACGCCTGGCGAGCGTGGACATTCGCGGGCACGCCGGCGGCGATCACTGGCCAGCTCGCGTTGCTAGGATACGGCTCCTACATCAAAGAAAACGGTGGCCCCGGAAAGACGGGTGATCGCTATTGGGACTGGGACGGCAACGACGCAGCCTGGGCGCGATTCTGGGTCGTGATCGACGACCATCCGTGGTCGCATGACGCCGGTATCGACTACGACGACGGTTCCAACTACGATGACGGGCATCTCTGGGACGGGCTCGGCGCTACGGCTGGAGAGATCGATGATATCCGCCAGATCATCCAGCAGTGGAAGCCCGGTAACTGCTTCTGCGCTGGGATCGTCGTAGTTACGGATCCAGTTACATTCGCAGCAGAACAGCCTGACGGAACCTGGGGCGACTATTCCAATCGCAGCACCGCAGCGGTGTACTGGATGTTCAGCTAATGCCAAGCACATACAACCCAAACAGCGGGAACTCAACGGAGACCTTTGACTTCCCCAACCCAGGCGAAGAAGTCACTGCCGATAGCGTCCGAGCGTTTGGGTTTCGCATCGCAGACCGTCTCAAGGCGGTTGTCGACACCGTAACCGCAACGATAAACGTCGCGACCCGAACGCTAAAGGTCACGGATGGCGGTGGTGTTGGCATCGGCATACAGGGAATTTCGTCTTCAGGCATTGGATTATCCGGACAGGGACCTGTGGGCGCAGACGGTGTCACGAGCGGAAGCACACCTGATGACCGAGGTCTGCAAGGCCGCGCTGCACTTGGGACAGCCGTAGGCGTCTACGGCGAGTCCGTAGGCGGCTACGCGCTTGAGGCGCAAGGGAAGTCAGGAGGAAAGGCGCTACTCGCCAGAGGTCATATGCGGTTCGCCCAGGCCGAAAGCGGAGGAACTACGCAGGTCAACCCGGGAATCAACTTTCCCCAGACCAACGTGATATGCGGGCTGAACACGATCAAGGCATGGGGACACGTTGTCAACGGAGCGCTGTTCGAGGGGTTCAACGTAGATTCAGTCGGACTTGCTGGGCCAAGTATCCTGCGTGTCAACCTCGGATCTGGATTCCCGACACCTACCGCCTATGGCGTTTTCGTATCTAGCGCCTACCTATTTGGATCTGTGGGTACGAATGTTCAAATGCTTACGTCAGGCGCGAATGCGCCAGGAACAGGGTACTTCTACCTCCAGCAGTTCAACATGAACATAACCTCTCAGGGTGACCTTGCAGAGTTTACCAAGGGCATGTCAGAGAGCGACTTCACGTTCATCGTGCTCGGGCGCCAAGACGTCGAGGCGAGCTAGTTGGATATCGAGTTTTCTGCGCACACGCTGCGCTTCAAGTGCCGGTACTGCGGCGATGCGCTTGAGCGCTCTCCTGACCTTGACCGGAATGGTTACATGGCACTCTCCTGCCCGAACGCATGCGGGAAAGCAACGTTCATTGCGTCCTCCAATGAGGACGAGGAATCGGATATCTGATGGCGCGCACCAAGCCCAGGCCGTGGCTGTACCTCGGCGTTGAGTTCGTAGAGGTCAACGGAAATCGGATCGACGGCACGTACCGGACCGTCAATTTCATCCAGCCTGGTGCCGTTGGCTCTGCCGACCCCGTGAATGGACGCTACCAAGTCGACCTCACCGGTGGCGCGGCTGGCGCAGGCACGGGTATCCCCGGAATGTCCGCTCGCGGTGGCGGCGGCTGGGGCGCGTCCATCGTCGACCTCGCGACAACCGGAAACCACGCGCTGTCAGGCGGCGGATCGATCGACGGCGTGGCCCTGCTTGATGGCGACTACGTGGTCGCTTGGCAGCAGTCTGTGGCGAGTCAGAACGGAATCTACCAAGTAGACACTGCCGGTGCATGGTCACGCGCCACCGAATACGATGAAGATGGCGAGATCTTCCCCGGTCAGCTCATCTACGTGATGACCGGAGCCGAGTACGGCGACTCGCTTTTCAGCGTCAAGAGCGACGTGGCCATCACGATCGACACCGACCCGATCGTGATCGGCCCGCTTCAGCCGTACATCCAAGGAAACCTGGATCTGAACGGCGGCGACCTGGTCGATGTGGGCGACATCGTCATCGGGGCGCCATCTGGGGACCCGACGGCAGTCATCGATCTTTCGAGCGTCAACAACGCCGGGATCCTGATTTCGAGCCTGACGACTGTCGAGCGTGACGCCATCGCTAGCCCGCCCAACGGGCTACTCATCTGGAACGAGACCACGAACCAGTTCGAATACTGGAACGGCTCCAGCTGGGTGGCGATCACCGCGACTGGATCTGGCGGAAGTGGAGCCGCTGTTGTCCGTGCCGCTGCAAGCGGTAACTCTCCTCTTTCAGGGCCTGTTGTGTCCGATGGAGTAACGCTAAACACAGGAGATCAGTTCCTTCTGTGGCAGCAGACAAACCCCACTGAAAATGGCATCTGGACAGTAGACACCGGTGGAGCTTGGTCACGCACAGCGCCATATGACACGGGCA